GGATTTGCTCAAGCACAAGCAGCAGCACAACAAAATATGCCTGTGTATAATGCTTCAAGCCCACAAGGGCAACAATCTGGTTTACAAGCAGGGGAATACATAAGCCGACGTGCTCAAACACCTAATCAACAAGTAGCTAACTATGGAAATAGTCAAGGACAATACGGTATACCGAATGTTTCTTATCAAAACACATACTCAACACCTGCAGATGTTCAATTTCAAATGGATAATATTTTTGGTAGTGGCTACCCAAACAAGACTACAAACCAAAACTTCACTAACCCTTACCAACAATATGGTAATTTAATGTTCCCTGTTTTTGGGTCAGGTGTCACTTCTCTTGTGCCACAAGAAGCTGTTAATGAGTTGTATAAAGCCTAAGTTAACCAATCAGTAATACGGTCTTCGCCTAGAACTAAGCTAGCAATAGATTGTTTCTTTCTTAATGCTTTCACTATTTTTTCATCAACAGTTTTTTCACAAACAATATCTATATAAGTAACTTTATTGGTTTGACCAATACGATGAGCACGGTCTTCTGATTGTAAACGTTTTTCTAAATCATAGTTGTTGCTATAGTACACTACCGTGCTGGCAGCAGTCAGTGTAATACCGTAACCACCAGTTTGAGTATTACCAACAAAAAATCTTAAAGGGCTGTCTGGATTTTGAAACTCTTCAATTACCCTTTCACGTTCTTCTTGTTCAACTCCACCGTAGTAAGTTCCTACTGAATTATTACCATAAAGTTCTTTTAAGGTTTTTTCTATACGTTGTATATCGTATCTATAATTTGCCCAAATAATCATCTTTCCATCTGTTTCTTCTATAATAGACAGCAATTCTGGAAGCCTCTGAGAAGATATTTCGGTAGTAACTCCGTCATCGGTTACTGTGAATCCACATGAAATTTGGTGTAAACGTATGATTTGCGTTATGACATGGTTTATGGTTACAGTCTTAGAATTTTTTAATAAAGTAACAGAAAACCTTTGTAATTCTCTATAGGCTTTTACTTGATCAGGTGTCATTTGTATTTCTCTACGCATATACACTTTTTCTGGTAGATCTAAGCAGTCTTTCTTTAGAACTCTATGGCTAAATTTTTCTAAAGTTTCATTTAACTCTTCTAAATTTTTATATCCTGCTACAAATTTGTAGGTTCTACCTTGACCACGTTTTTCTATTAGGTCTGCGTATCTTGCACGGAAAGAATAAAAACTGCTAAAGCCTAGTATTGCTGGATCTAAAAACATACATTGACTATATAAATCTAATGGGCTTTTAGTTATGGGTGAACCTGTTAGGATTCTTTTGTAGTGTGCATACTTACCTAACCTAACACAATTAGCTGTGCGTTTTGCTTCAGGGTTTTTTATAGTTGTGCTTTCGTCTATTATAAACATAGTTTTATTGTGTTGTATAAACCTACTAGCATACTGACAACCTTTTTTAGTACTAAAAGCGTCTATATTCATAACAAGTATTTTTAATTTAAAATCAAATTCGAAAAGTTTTTCCATTTCTTTTTCAAACTTCTTAGTGTGATTACTTTGCCACTTAACTATGTCGTGTGTTACATGGTCTGCCATGTGTGTGGGTATTTCTTTAGCTATCCAATTATTGTATACACCTTTAGGTGCAACAATTAGAACATTGTAAACTTTTGATTGACCATACAAATGAACAAAGTTATCAATAACAACTTTAGATTTACCACAACCCATCTCCATAAAGAGAGCATACTCTTCTCTATCCCAAGATTCAGTTAAGGCTTGACGCTGGTGATCATAAGGATCAGTCTTAAATATAAATTCTGTCATTTGTCTCGTTTCTTATATATAACTATAAACTACTTCTACTTAATTCTAAAATACTATTACGTGTTTTATGCCAATAGGTAGTCAATAGGTTTTGCTAATACCCCTTGACGCCTTTAAATACCTAGAGTTACAAAAGTCCTATTACTGCTATTAGCTATTATTAGCGTTTTTTAATTTTTAAAATAATTTATTTCTATCCACCATATATAGTAATAGGTATTTATTTAACATAAGGCTTTATTTTTTAAACCATCAAGCGTATAGTTAATTTACTTAATTATTTTATTAATAAGTAATTAATTATTCATAGTTATCTCCCGTGAATATGGGGCTACTGTAAAAAGTAGCCCAACTTTAAGAGACAAGAAACAAGATGACAGTACATGTAGTTCAAAAGCCAAGTGCTAATAAAAACATTCTCTCTGCCGCAAAGTATGGGGAGTTTGAATTTGTATTAGGTGATTACCCTGATTTAATGTTCAGCCCTGGACCAACTGTTAGTATGGTTCGTAAAAAACTTAAAGACTTTTCCGATGATGACTATTTACTATTAATAGGTGATCCTGCTGCGATAGGTATTTGCGTACACTTTGCTTTACAAAATAATAGAGGTAGGGCTAAATTATTAAAGTGGGATAACCGAGAACATACATATTACTGCGTGGAGGTAACTACAAATGTTTGAACCAGAAGAAAAAAATATAAACGACACTAGTTTAAAAGACTTAACTAGTCGTTCAGAAGAGTTAGGAGAACTCTTATCTGAGTTTGCTGACTTAGAAGAACAAATGGGTAAGTTAAAAGCTAAGACTAGAGAGTTAAGTGAAATAATAATACCCAATATGTTAAATGAATTGGGGCTAAGCGAAATTACCCTTAAAGACGGTAATAAAATTACCACTACAACATATTATTCAGCACGTATCACAGATGAAAACCGTGAGGAAGCATTCGATTGGCTTGATGAAAACGGCTTTAGCGATATTATTAAAAACACAGTTTCAGTAAGTTTTGGCAGGGAAGAAGACGACTCTGCTAAGAAGCTCGCAGAAGAGCTGGAAGATAATGGGTTTTCTACCGCACAGAAAAAGTGGGTAGAGCCTATGACTCTAAAAGCGTTTGTGCGGGAACAAGTGGAAAAAGGCTCTGACCTGCCTTTAGAAACTTTTAATGTTTATATAGGTCAGAAAACTAAGGTAATAAAAAAATGAGTAATGAAAAAAGTGAAAACGCTATAAGCGAAAAGAAAAACACTAGTGTTGCTGTGCCGTCTGCTTTTATAGAAGACGCCAACAGTGGACTAGAAACATTAACTGCCGAGGATATTACTATCCCTCGTTTAAAAGTACTACAGGCTATGAGCCCAGAAGTATTAAAGAACGATGGTAAGTATGTCGAAGGTGCAAATGCTGGTGATATTATAAATACCGTCACTAGTAAACTCTATACAAACGATAATCCACTGGTAGTTTTACCTGTGGCTTATAAGCGTTTATTTTTAGAGTGGGGACCAAGAGAGTCTGGAGGTGGGCTAGTAGCTCAACATGAAGACGCTAGTATCTTGTCTAAAACTACTAAAGATAATATGGGTAGAGATATGCTAGAGAATGGTAATTATATCCAAACTTCAGCTACGCACTTTGTATTATCAATACATGAAGACGGTAGTTACGACAATGCGATGATAGCTATGGCTGGTACTCAGCTGAAGAAGTCTCGTACTTGGAACTCTATTATGGCGAGTATAAAAATGCGTTCGGGAGATAAAGTATTTACCCCTGCAAGTTATAGTCATAAATATGTTATGAAAACTAAAGCTGAGTCCAATGACCGTGGAACTTGGTTCGGTTGGAATATAACTATGGATGGACCACTATCGGAAGAAGACATGTTCTTCTACCAAGCTGCAAAAGACTTTGCAACAACTGTGGGTGATGTGAATTTATCACAAGCTAATGATAGCGAGACTACTTCAGAAGCACCATTCTAGAATAATTTAGTTAGACAGGGCTTGGGATTTATTTCAGTCTTGCTAGTGATGCTGTAAGGTGGGAAACCTCCAAGTCTCTGTCCTCCAGTTAAGGCTTCCCACCGCACTAGCTTATTTATTATAAGGAGAATCTGTTGAATTTAACAGAACAATTTAGCTTACTATTCGAAGGCTCAAAAAGAGCTCACGGTACTTTTACTATTAATAGTGAAAACACAGGTCAGAAGCAACAAGGTATTGCTAAAACAATAAAAACAATCGGAGCCAATTTAGACAACTGGCAATCACACTTAGAAGGAACTCTTGGATTGGGTATCATACCTATCAACGAAGACAACTTAGTTAAGTGGGGTGTGGTTGATGTTGATACCTACCCCTTAGACTTACCAGAATTAGTTAAAAAGGTAGAATCTTTTAAAGTACCTTTAGTAGTATGTAGAAGTAAGAGTGGTGGTGCTCATATCTTCTGTTTTACCAATGATTGGGTAAGTGCTGGGGATATGCAGGACAAACTTAGAGAGTTAGCTGCAGGTCTTGGTTATGGTGGTGTAGAAATATTCCCTAAACAAAGGGAAGTCCTAGTTGATCGTGGAGACATAGGTAGTTGGTTGAACATGCCATATTTTGGTGGGGAAACCTCTATTAGATATGCCTTTAGTGCTAAGGGTGAGTCTTTAACACCAGAAGAATTTATAAACTTTGCCAATAGTCGTAAGGTAACTAGCGAAGAGTTACTTGAACTTTCTGTGCCTGAAGTAGAGGAAATGGAAGGTGGACCACCGTGTTTAAAAACTTTATTAAAACAAGGTTTCCCTGAAGGTACTCGTAATAATGGATTGTTTAATGTGGGTGTCTATTTAAAACAATCTTCCCCTGACCAGTGGCAAACAGATATAGAAGAATATAATCGTAAGTTTGTTCAACCCCCCTTACCTGCTAAAGAGGTACTAACCTTAATCAGTACTCTAGATAAAAAAGAGTATAACTATAAGTGTGGGGATGAACCCATACGCTCTTATTGTGACGTACAAAAGTGTAGAACGTGTAAGTTTGGTGTGGGTAAAGGCAATACTACTCCAACTTTTTCTAGCTTAGCTAAGCTAGACTCTAAACCACCTCTGTGGTTCTTATCAATAGATGATAAGAGGCTAGAATTAACTACAGAGCAATTACAAAATCAAACTAAGTTTCAACGTAGTTGTATGGAGACCTTAAATATTATGCCCCCTAGAACTAACGAAAGGGCATGGCAAGCACAAATCCAAACACTAATGGATAATGGTATGGAAATAATAGAAGTAAGCACAGACGTATCACTAGACGGTCAGTTTATGGAATTATTAGAATCTTTCTGTAGTGATTTAGCACAAGCTAGCACAAGAGAGGAAGTTTTATTAGGTAAACCATACACAGAAGACGGTAATACTTTCTTTAGAATAAAAGATTTAAAAGAATACCTAGTTAAACACAGGTTTACTGAGTTAGAAACCAATAAAATTGCTAGTAAATTAAGAGACCTAAAAGCTAAGCATGTTTTCTGGAATTTAAAAGGTAGAGGTACTAACGTCTGGTTTATACCAGAATTTGAATACAGGGATGAAACATTAGACGCCCATGACTTTACAGAGGATATGTTGTGAGTTGGAACATAGTTCTTGGACCACCTGGAACTGGGAAAACTACTTTCCTGCTTAATAAAGTTGAAGATTTATTCCAAGAAGATATACAACCATATGAATTAGCATACCTTGCGTTTACTAAGAAAGCTGCAACAGAAGCACTAACTCGTGCGGTTGCTAAGTTTGACTATGAACCAGATCAATTAATATATTTCCGAACGATTCATTCGCTTTGTTATTTTTGGCAAGGACTTACTAAGTCGGATGTACTAGACCGTAAAGACTTACGAACATTTAGTCAATTGGTTGGGGAACGTATTAACTCAGCTTGGGACGGTGAAAATTTAATGGCGTTAAATAGTTTAGGGGACAATATGTTATTCCTAGAAAACATGGCACGTAATACCTGTAAAACTTACCGAGAAGCTTGGAACGTGGCTCAGGGTGATTTGAGTTGGATTCATTTTGACTGGTTCTGTAGTAGCTACAATAATTTTAAACAAACAAACTTTCTAAAAGACTACACTGATATGCTTTCTGGGTTTATAGACTTTGATACTCGCCCACCTTTAAAGGCTTTAATTGTAGACGAAGCTCAAGACTTATCTGCTTTACAATGGAAGTGTGTGCATAAATTGGCTCAAGGTTTAGAACACGTTTACATAGCAGGGGACGATGACCAAGCTATTTATAAATGGGCAGGTGCAGATACAGATCATTTTATAAATTTAGACGGTAAAGAAATATATCTGGAACAAAGTTACAGAGTACCTAAAAAGGTTCATGATGTAGCTCTTAATATTGTTAAGCGTATTAAAAAGAGAAGACATAAAACATGGATACCTAGAGAGGATGAAGGAAGCGTTACCTACCATAATAGCTATGAGCATATAGACTATAGCGAAGGAGAATGGCTGTTTTTAGCAAGAAACAATTACCTATTAAATAATGTAGAACAACATCTCAGGACTTGTGGGTTCTTCTATACTAAGAATAATAAACCTTCTGTAACAGAAAATTTATTGAAAGCTATTCTGGATTGGGAGTCTTTGCGTAAAGGAGAAAGTATAGAAGCCATAAGAGTAAAGAAGATATACGGTTACATGAAAGCAGGTAAAGGAGTTAAGACTGGCTTTAAAACTCTTAAACAGGTCGACCCAGACACATTACTAGACATTAATCAATTAAAGGAAAGCTATGGTCTTATGGTTGATGGTATTTGGCACGCTGTGTTTGATTTAATAGGGGATTCCCAAAGGGAGTATATTATATCTTGCTTGCGTAAGCACCAAAAAGTAAATTCTTCAAGAATTAAGCTGAACACTATACACGCTACTAAAGGTGGAGAATGTGAAAATGTTGTGCTTTTAACAGACATGGCTACTAGAACTTTTGATGAATTATACAAAAGCCCAGACAACGAGTGTCGAGCGTTCTATGTTGGTGTAACAAGAACTAAACAAAACCTACACATTATTCAAGGGAGAACTAGAAAAGAGTTTCAAGTTATGATTTAACTTTACTTTTACTAAACAAGTAAAGTAAAATTTTATATAGGAGATAAAAATAAATGAATATATTTTATGTCGATAAAGATCCAGCTAAAGCTGCAATCTACCTACCAGATAAACTAGTAGTTAAGATGCCTTTAGAAAGTGCTCAAATGTTATCTACGGTGCACCGTGTTTATAACGGTGATGAGTACTGCGACCTATTGGGTCTTTATAAAACTGCTCACCTTAACCACCCTTGTACTATCTGGGCTAGGGAAAGCGTTATGAATTATAAATGGCTTTATATGCATTTTGTAGCTTTATCCCATGAGTACAATAGACGGTATGGTAAAGTACACGCTAGTTATCGTAAATTAAATGATAAACTAGCAGAGGTTCCTACTCAGATACCTAAGTATAAGTTTTATCCACCAGCCCAAGCTATGCCAGACCAGTATAAAGACCCTAACCCAGTTAAAGCCTATCGTAATTATTTAATTAACGAAAAGCATTACGCTGAGTGGAATAAGTGCACACCTAAACCATGGTGGTGGACTAAAGAGGAAGTAGCATGAATCATGAAGAAGTACAAAAGTTTTTTAATTATCTAAATGAACGTCATATCATATACTTACGTCGGCAAAACGGTGTAGCTTATCCGTGGACTAGTGATGCTATATTAACTGAGTATAGTTTTTGTAACGTGTACCGTGAACTAGATAGAGTTACAGAATGGATACGAGTTAACTGGCGAGAGCCTTATGCTGACCATCCTAATTTACCTTTTGCTATGGCTATGGCTAGACAAATCAATTGGCCAGACACTTTAGAAGAGTTGGGTTTTCCTGAGCACTGGAATCCTGAACGTTTAAAAGCTATAATGCAAGGTAGAATGAACAGAAAAGAAAAAGTTTATACTGGTGCGTACATGTTGACAGGCACTTTAGGTGGCACTAAAGTAGAACAAACTATAGATAAAATACTAACACCGTTATACAATAACCACCCACCTATGATAGAAGACTCATTAGAAGAAACATGGCGAGGGTATTTAAAGCATGCTGGTTTTAGTGGTTTTATGGCTTACGAGGTAGTAACAGACTTACGACACACTAAATGGTTAGAGAATGCTAAAGATATTATGACGTGGGCTAATCCTGGACCTGGAGCTCAGCGTGGCTTGAATAGAATACATCATAGAGATTTAAATAAAACAATTAAAAAAGAACAACTAAATAGTGAGATGAAAGAGTTATTAGATTGCTCTCCTGATTATTTACAAGGACATATGCTACCACTAGAAATGAGAGATATCGAACACTGCCTTTGCGAGTTTGATAAATATGAACGTACACGTTTGGGAGAAGGCAGACCACGTGCAAAATATAAGGTAAATAAATGAGAATATTTATTCCCACAAGAGGAAGAGCAGACAGCCAAGTGACCTTGTCTTTCTTTCCTGAAGAATTACGCAAAGAAGTCACATTAGTTGTAGACGAGCATGAAAAAGATTTATACTCTAAATATGATTGTAAAATTATGGTGTGTGATAACACGGTTCATGATATAGCTACTAAGCGTAAGTTTATCCACAACAACACCGATGACAATAAAATAGTTATGCTAGATGACGACTTGCGTTTTTATATTCGTAAAGCTACTAACGATTGGCATTTAAGATACCTAGAACCAGAGGAATACCCTGCGTTGTTTGGGTTGTTAGATGTGTGGCTTGATGACTATGCTCATTGTGGCGTGAGTGCTAGGGAAGGTAATAATAGAGTAGAAGCTCTCTCAGTAGAAACTACTAGGTACATGAGATTACTAGCCTACAACTTAGATAAATTTGATGGCATAGAACTAGCAAGAACTAGAGTTATGGAAGATTTTGATATTAATTTACAACTTCTTAAAAAGGGATATCCTAGTAAGATAAGTTATTACTATGCACAAGGACAAGGTAGTTCTAATGCAGCTGGTGGCTGTAGTGAGTGGCGTACCTTAGATGTGCAATCAGAGGGGGCTGAGTTATTGGCTAAGCTACACCCAGAAGTAGTGACAGTAGTAGAGAAAGAAACTAAGACAGCTTGGGGTGGAGCTATCCGTAAAGATGTAAAAGTTATGTGGAAAAAAGCGTTAAAACAAGGAGCAGCAAATGGCGAATTATTCTGAAATATTAGAGGCGTATAAGAAGAGGTTAGAAGGAGAAAGAGACACAATAAATGTTACACTAGACATTTTATTAACCAACCCAACTGTTATATCCGAACACACAAATTTAATCACAGAAGTAGACAAACTGGTCGGGACAATGGCAGAGATAACAGACAAATTAAAAATTGTTAATTTTTTAATCAGTAGTAGGAGTAAGTAATGTTAGTTATAAATTGCAGAAATGTGAATGACGGTTTTATAAAGGGGCTAGATCTATTAAATCAATTTAAAGAAGACGTTACGACTAGTAGAGGAGGGGATGTTATAGAGGTTCCTGTTCCTGTTACAACTGTCTTCGGTAATCCACAGGAAAGGGTTCTATTTGAATCTATTCGTAAAGCTAATCCTTTTTTCCACTTTATGGAAAGTTTGTGGATGCTTGGTGGTCGTAATGATTTAGATTATGTGGTTAAATACAATAAACGCATGAAGGAGTACAGCGACGATGGTGTTGTTTTACATGGTGCGTACGGTTATAGGTGGCGAGAACATTTTGGTGGCGACCAACTAGAATTAGTTATCCAGAGACTGCAAATGGATCCTAGTGATAGACGTTGTGTTATTCAAATGTGGGATCCTGTGGTGGATTTAAATAGGGCTGGTGTAGATGTACCTTGTAATACCTGTATATATTTTAAAATAAGAGATAATATGCTACACATGACTGTTAGCAATAGATCAAATGATATTATTTGGGGCACTTTTGGAGCAAACGTTGTTCATATGTCTATGCTTCATGAATATGTTGCTTCTGCTATAGGAGTGGAGACTGGCTTTTATACACAAATTAGTGACAGTTTTCATGCTTATGTAGATGTGTTTGAAGACATGCATGCCAAATTAGAAGCACAAGACGCATTCGATTTTTGGAGCATGAAAGAAAGTTTAAATCCCTATGATAATAAAGCTATAAATCCCTACCCTATGATGTCAGTTGACTCTCATACTTGGGATACAGATTTAGTTGCATTTTTAGACCGCAGACCATTTGAACCTATGGAGTTTGTGGATGATTTTTTTACCGACGTCGCCTGCCCACTGCAGGACGCTTGGTACTGTTATAAGAAAGGAGAGTACGAAGAGGCGTTGGTTGAAGTTCAAAGGTGTGAGGCTACTGATTGGTGCACCGCTGGGTTTGACTGGCTTAATACATCAATTAATAATAAGGAAAAGTAATGCCTACAATACCGCAGTGGTCTTATAGTAGACTCAAAACATTTGAAGGGTGCCCAAAGAAAGCAGAGTATGCGTACATACAGAGAATAAAAGAACCTGGGAATAAAGCCATGGACAGAGGAAAAGACATTCACAAAGAATGTGAAGAATACATAAGAGGTAGGTATGATGAAATACCTAAAGCCCTACAGGATTTTGAAGAAGCCTTTGATTTATTAAAGGACATGCATTTAAAAGGGCATGTACTTTGTGAAGGAGATTGGGCTTTTACTACCGAATGGGAACCTACAGGCTGGTTTGATCATGACACATGGGGTAGGGCTAAAGTAGATGCTTTCGTACATGTGGAGGGAGATAAGAACGCTAGGGTAATTGATTTTAAAACAGGTAGATACGATGGTAATCAAGAAGGACATAGAGAACAGTGTGAGCTATATGCTTCAATAGTTTTTAAAAGGCTACCAGAACTAGACACCATTACAACTGAGTTGTGGTACTTGGACCATGGTAAGCTAGATAGATATCAATATGATAAAAAAACAGTAGAGGCTAAGCGTGAAAGACTAAACGCTAGGGCTGTAGAAATGACGACGACTGAGGAGTTCCCTGCTAGACCTTCTCAGTTTAAATGTAAATGGTGCTACTTTGGCAAACAGAATATTTGCCCCAGTAGGTACGACTAAAGGAGAAATAGTATGGCAGCAGATTTTGATAAGATTAAAACTTTAACCGAACAAGATATTGAGTGTTTAAAAAACGCTGAAGTATCTTACGGTGACAGTTGGCGTAAACGTGGTGGTGTGGGTGCTTTTATGATGCTCGCACGTAAATGGGATAGGATAGAAAACCAAACTAATAAGCAAGGCTGGGATATGTTTGCAGCAATTTTTGCTGACACTAGCGACGCTGGTTTACTAGATGACATTCGTGACTTAAGAAGGTATTTATTATTAGTTGAGTCTTTCACAGGTCAGGTATTAGAAGAAGCAAATAAACAGCAAAACGATGCTAAAGTCGATGCTTGAAGCAATAGGAATAATTATGGGACTATTTGTATTAGTTAATATAATCATGGCAGTTATTATCTACATAAAGGTTAGAGGGTATTAATGCAACCTTCTTTATTCACACCTGAAACCGATTGGTTACCCCCCTCAAGTCTACCTGAGCTAAGTCAGTTTAAAGAAGTGGCTATTGATCTAGAAACTTATGACCCTCTACTCATGTCTCATGGACCGTCGTGGGCTTTTGAAGGGCAGGGGTATGTCACTGGTATAGCTATAGCGACAGAAAAGTTTGCTATCTATCTACCAATACAACATGTAGGTGGGGGTAATTTAGATAAAAGAGTAGTGACTGAATGGTTAAAGAAAGAATTGAGCCACGAAAACGATAAGATTTTTCATAATTCTTTATATGACATGGGGTGGCTTAGAAGAATGGGTGTTCATGTTGGTGGTAAAATACACGACACTATGTTTGCTGCACCTCTGGTTGATGAAAATCAATATGGGTACTCACTTAATAAACTAGGGCAAAGATATGTAGGTGAAATAAAAGATGAGACATTACTTGAAGAAGCAGCAAAAGCCTATAAGATAAATCCCAAGTCTGAAATGTATAAACTACCAGCTAAGTATGTAGGTAAGTACGCTGAGCAGGATGCAGCACTAACTTTAAAGTTGTGGCAAATACTAAAAGAGGGATTAATAAAAGAGAATGTAGAAAAAATTTATGAGTTAGAAACTAGTTTGATACCCATACTATTAGACATGAGATGGAAAGGAGTGCCTGTTGATTTAGATAAAGCAGAGTCAGTAGGTAAAAAATTATTATCAGAAGAGAAATCTATTATCCAATCAATAGAAAAAGAATATGGTGTAGCCCCAGATTTATGGGCAGCACAATCTGTTGCTGTTGTTTTTGATAGGGCTGGGTTAAGTTACCCACGCACACCTAAAACTAACGCCCCTTCTTTTGCTGGAGATTGGCTAGAATCTCACGATCACAAGTTAGCTAATAATATAGCAAGAGCACGTAAATTAAACAAAGCTAGAACTACTTTTATAGATAAGATGATATTGGAACATAGTGTTAATGGGAGAATTCATGGAGAATTACACCCACTACGCTCAGACCGTGGAGGAACTGTGACTGGTAGATTTAGTAGTAGTAATCCTAATCTACAGCAAGTACCAGCACGTAATGATTATATAGGACCTCTTATTCGTAGCATTTTTGTACCAGAAGATGGTAAACAGTGGGGTTGTTTTGATTACTCCCAACAAGAACCAAGACTAACTGTTCACTACTCTTCTATTACTCAACAAGAAGGTGCAGATGAAGCAGTAGATGCTTACCGTAATAAAGACGCAGACTTTCATCAAGTTGTAGCAGACATGGCTAACATTAGTCGTAAAGAAGCTAAGATTATTAATCTTGGTTTAAGTTATGGCATGGGTAAAGATAAACTTATATCTCAATTAGATATCTCACCGCAAGAAGCTGAAATATTATTTGATACCTTCCATAGACGAGTACCTTTTATTAAGGGTTTACGAGACCAATGTTCTAGACTGGGTAGTAATCGTGGATTTATCACAACTATATTAGGTCGTAGATGTAGGTTTAATTTATTTGAGCCAAGATTTGATAGAGAACAAGCATTACCTTATGTAGAGGCAATAGAAAAATATGGCGACGACCTTAAACGTGCGTATACATATAAAGCTATGAATAGGTTAATACAAGGCTCAGCAGCAGACATGACAAAGAAAGCTATGGTAGAACTGTATAAAGAAGGCATACTACCTCACACCCAAGTTCATGATGAATTAGATATATCGGTGGATGGTGTAGAGGAGTGTGAAAAAATAATACAGATTATGACAGACTGTGTTCCGTTAGTTGTTCCTAATAAGGTAGACGCAGAAATAGGGCACAGCTGGGGCACAGCAGTAGAGAACTACAAGGAGTTTTACAATGGTAGGTAAAAGAAAAGATTTAAGAAAAAAATATTTCGAAATATTTATGCTTTCACTCAATAGTGAGTGTACGCTCGAAGAAATTGGTGTTAAATACGGCATGACTAAACAGAGAGTATGGCAGATTGTTCGGTTTAATCATATAGGTAATGGTGATTATTACGCTGGGTATGATCTATACAATCAGGAATATAAAACTTTACTTTTGGACACAAACCTTAGTACAATAGAAAGGAACAAACTTTTACGAGAATGGTTAAGAACTAAAAATGTTCGTCTTATAAAAGGTAAAAACGATGGCACAAAAAGCTCTTCATGAAACAACAGGGTTAGCCGACTCTCCCTGTATTGGCGTGTGCACAGTAACGCAATGGGGAACTCGAACTTGTAAAGGTTGTGGCAGAACAGCAACTGAGATAAGAGACTGGTGTTCGTATACAGACTTTGAAAAAAAGTTAGTAGTTTTAAGGTGTTGGGAAGATTATCTTCCTCGTCAAAAAAGAGACTCTCTAAGAGAGCATAATAGGAGAAAAAATGAACTGGTTTAAAAAAGTATTGAAGTTTTTCACACCTCTATCTTCAGCAGAACTTCCTAATCCTTTACAGGAAATGGAAACTGTTAGGTCTAGAAATAAAAAGGGTCAGTATGTAGGGGACGATCCTACCACTCCAAATAAGAACGAAGCCTATACAAAAGTTCCTAAGAAAAGAGGCAGACCTCGTAAGAAAAAATAATGTATGAGTATAGTTGTCAAGTTAAAAGAGTTGTTGATGGCGACACTATTGACGTTATCTTGGATCTTGGTTTTGACATTCTTTATCGTGCTCGCGTCCGTCTCTACGGCATTGACACACCTGAAAGCAGGACTCGTGATCTTGAAGAAAAAGCTCGTGGTCTATTAGCAAAAAATTATCTTTCTACTAAAATAAAAGAGGCGAAGAAAATAATTATCCAAACAAAACTCAAAGATTCTAGAGGAAAATTTGGTAGAGTACTGGGCTCTGTGATTGCCGACGGCATTGATTTAAACAATCAAATGGTATTAAATCATTACGCTGTGAAATATTATGGTCAAAGTAAAAAAGAAATCGCTGAGCAGCATTTAAACAATAAAGAACTCCTGATACAAGCAGGGCTGTATGAAGTTAAATCCTGACCAAAATTTTTGCACATATTTTTTTCAAACAGCGTCTTAAAAAACTTAATGATTATCCTTTTATCATTAACGCATCTAACCTAATATTAATTTACTTACTTATATAAGGGTAAGTTATTAGCCACTGTCGGTTAATATAACGGGAGAATGTTATGGCAGCAGCCGTAGAAACAATGGCTTATGCAGGGGAAGTACCCTGGCATGGGCTAGGCGTAAAAGTTGATGGCAACTTAACGCCTGAAGAAATGTTAGTGCAAGCTGGTCTTGATTGGTCAGTTAGTAAGCGTGACATATTTACTTATGACCACGCAGACGCTGATAAGTCGAAAGACCTTATCATGGCACCTAACCACTCACTACTCGTAAGAGATAGTGATAACCAAATCTTTGGACCTTGTGGACCAAAGTTTATACCAACCCAAAACCGTGATGCGTTTACCTTCTTTAAGAAGTTTACCGACGCTGGTAATATGAGTATGTCAACCGCAGGCTCATTAAAAGACGGTCGACAAATCTGGGGGTTAGCTGAAATTGATGACAGTTTTACGCTTCCTGGAGATGATAGGGTGTTAGGTAACTTGCTTGTGTCTGTGAGTCACGAGTGGGGTAAAGCTAATGAGATTAGGTTTACGCCTATTAGGGTAGTATGTAATAACACGTTGAGTATGGCGTTAGCTGATAAAAGTCAGCCACATTTTAAAATGCCCCATACTAAAGTGTTTGACGCTGACCTTATTCTGAGTGCAGAAAAAGCGTTAGGGTTAGCTAGTGACCGTATGAAAGAGTACAAAGAAGCAGCAGAATATCTCTGCAGTCGACAGTACAATGAGAATAGCGTTATTAGTTATATAGCCGACTTAATGCAACCTAAGTTAGCTATGCAGCAGAAAATACTAGAGAACACTAAAAACGAGAAAGCCTACGCTGCACGTGCGAGTATGCTTGACGAGTTTCAAAGTGCCCCTAGTAAAGTGTATGAGGCGTTAGAACAGCAACCTGGAGCTAACCTTAAATCAAGTAAAGGTACTTGGTGGGGTGCTATGAATGCTGTTACCTTTGTCGTGGACCATAAGTGGGGTCATGACCGTGACGCAGCAATGCACAACGCTTGGTTTGGTGGGAGAGCTAGTTTAAAAACTAGAGCTATGACTAAAGCTATAGAGTATGCAGAAGCAGCATAACACTATAGAGTTTCTATGTTTCACTGCCCCTGAATATTCAAGGGTGGTGAAAGTAGAGATGCAAGATTTGCATAAAATAGAACAGGGTTATCAGCGTATTGGTGACCCTGTTTTTATGTCAAGTAAGAATACGATTACACCAATTACGAAAGCGTTAGAAGTTTACAATAAATTTTCTAAGCGTAAACTTAAAGAATTTAAAAACGAAAAAGACAGTCAGGTTAAACTGTGGAATCTATTATATAAATTAGCAATTAAACCAGAGGAGATGGACTTGAAAAGATCTTATCAAACAACTAAAGAAATAACTAAACCCAATAATTATTGTAATGAGGTGAGTGCTCGTGACCCTTACGACACTAGTCAGGAAATAAGACGCACGGATAAAATGCCTATGTCGACTAAAAATAAAGAGCGTATGAAACAGTACAATAAAATTAAAACTATTCAAGACGTTCTTGATCAAGGTATACTAGAAATTAATGACATAAAGTATGATATTAAATTAGGGTACATTAAAATTATATGAAACCAGACTATGAATTAATATGGGAAATGGTTTATCATAACCCACATGAAGTGGAAGGATCCCCTGCAAGATTACTATTGAAACTCGACAAAAATGACCCTACTGCACTGGTAGGCGATGATATGTATGATTGGTTAACCGAACATAAAGACCAAGTATCTAAGGCAGTAGTAAAAGCCATAAAAAGTAAGACAAACAAGAGTAAGTATAAATTTGTGACTATTTTTAAAATACCTTTTTATACTCAAAGCATTAATTAAAGCCCCTCTGAGCCCCTCTGAGCGTTTAGATTTAATAACCTTACCCTAAACCCTATTTAAGTAATCAACGCCTTAAAACGCCTTAAATATAATTTTAGATTTTAGTATACTTCGTATAAGATCAATATTAATATATACTAATTATATTATATAAATAGGAGATATATATGGAAGCACCTAAACTAAGCACAATGTATACCATTTCTTACGGAAGTTTTGGCGGAGAAATACACTCACGCACAGTGATGGAAGAAAAAGACATTCATTCTGAGTGTCTATTAATAGATGAAAAATTCAGCCCTGACTTTATTCAAGTTTCTGAAGTTACTGTTGAAAGTTGGTTCTACAAAGATGAGGGAGGGGTTAATAAAGAAAACAACCCCACAATTCAATGAAAATAAACTACGATGGTGATTACGCCGACATATCAGCTCAACCTGCTTTTAAAAATGTTAGTGTCCCTAGTTATGTTCACGAAGAGTTAAAAGGCTTTTGTGATGAACACGGACTAACTATGTCAGGAATTGCAGGTAAGGCGATACAGAAGTACCTTGAACAACTTGAAAACATTTTCCGTCTTATAGACAAGGAGTAAGTATGAATGAGATAGTATCTGGTATAGAAATACCACGACCACCATTTAAAATTAAATGGCATTTTGGCGATTTTGAAGTAGGGGACAGCAAAGCAATTCCTTTTGAAAATAATCAACAAGAAGTTACTCGATTCAGAGTTGCTGCGAGTGCGTATGGTAAACGCAACGGTAGAGTATATGTTAGTAGAACTACTTACGAAGATGGTAATGGGGAAGCAGGAGATATAAAAATGCTACGAGTTTGGAGAACAGTGTGAACTTTGAAATAAAAGTAATGAACTCAAAACTATTAGAAACAGCAAACGAAACTGCAATAAAGGAAGGTTACAACCGAACTTTAAATACAAAAAAGTTTTTTGAAACTGTAAGTCAATATGGCTACAACCCAGATACCGCAAAATACCCTGTGTTTCCTCTTATGCCCCATGAACATGCGGATGGAAAAATAACAGATCTTCATATGCGAATAGAAATTATTGGTCCGTACAATGAAGACGGAATGGTGATGAAAGCAGTTTTGGATTGCCCAATGGAAATTTATCAGCAATTACCAGTGTATGATTATGAAGCTAGCGAAGTCAAATCCATTAACTGAGTTATACTATGAGGTATGTATAAAAAAGAATTTTTTAAAGATTGGATACCCTATGTATACGCTGTACCTATGGAACTTCTTTTTATGTTAATTGCAGATGAATCTAAAGAAGATTGGGAAGACAGAAGAGATAGATATATCAAGTTAATATTTACATTCAAGAAATTAAATGACTAAGAAAAAACTTACGCCTAAACAAGAAAAGTTCGCACAGAATGTAGCTAAAGGAATGTCCAAAAAAGAGGCAGCAATTGAAGCAGGATACAGCGAGAAGAATGCTGTAAAAGCAGGGTATGTACTGGCTAGTGACGAGAACCCTTTAGTACAAGACAAAATAAAAGCACTACAGCTTAAAGCCTCAGAAAAAGCCAGTTTAGATTTAGCTACTCATCTCACAGATTTAAAAGACATAAGAGAAGGTGCCATGCGTAATGGTGCGTGGTCTGCTGCGGTTGGTGCAGAAGTTGCTAGGGGAAAAGCAGCAGGTCTGTACATCAACCGTAGCGAACTTGTAGTTAATAAAGTTGAAACAATGAATAAAGATCAAATACTGGAGAGAATGAAAGAAATCTATTATGATACAGGTGGTATTTTGCCTATGGGTAAAATTATAGAAGGAGACTCCACTGATTTAGATGATATAGAAGAATCGAAGAAATAAGAATAAATGATAAACAGAAATGCTGCAAAAGAAAGCGTGAGTGACGTAGCTATAGGATTAACTATTTCTTTTCCTGTGGCTTTTGTTGTGCTATCCTTAACTGATGATTGGGGGTTTAGTGTGACAGCAACAGCTTTAACACAAACGATTGTTTTTACTTTCCTAGCTTTACTAAGGAAGTATTGTGTAAGAATGTTTTTTATGAGAAATGGATAAAACTACAGGAAAAATACACTATTTAAAGGGTGCCTTAGCACACTTCACAATGGAGTTTGACTATTGGGATGAACCTGTTGTTCGTAAAACCAATAATGGTATGGTGTATGGGAGACCCAGCAGAGGATTTGGAGATGCACCGTTTGAGTATGCTGGTAAGTTTATGAATCCTGAACCGTGGACTCCTAAACTAAATTCAATAAAGCAAGTTGTAGAAGGAATGTGTTCCAAAATATTTGAAAGAGAAGTTAATTTTACCTTTTGTCTTTGTGGTTTATACACAGATGACGGAAAAGGTATACCACACCACAGTGACACAGTTCCTACTTTAGATGATATTGTTGTTTCTACTAGTTTTGGTGGACCACGTGTATTTACTTGGAGAAAATACCAAAACCCCATAAAGAACCACACCAACACTAGTGATGTCTTTTTTAAAGAAAACTTCATAAAAGAAGAAACACACTACATTTTAGAACATGGAGATGTCCTTATATTTGATGGTCATTCTCAAATGAATGCTACACATGCTGTGGAAGATTTACCTTTAGCAGAAGAAAGAATTAATTTAACTTTTAGAACTGGGCTATGACTAAAGATGTAGTAAAAATGATTTTTGAAATGGAAAACGCTGTAGAGTCTAATTACCCTGAGATTAGATCCGCAGCCAGTAAAGCATTACACTCAGGTAAAATTATGGGCTTTTCTATAAATAGACCCAGCAAAGATAAACAAGAAAGATTAACTAAATTGGAGAAAAAATAATGTCAAATATCAAAGAACTTATGCCTTATCGCTTAAAAAACACTTTGTTGGGCGTTCAGGGGGAGTGGCTGGTAGATAAAACTACCCTCGCCCTTGTGCAAGATTCCGAAAACGATATAGAACAATACGAAATACATGAAGGACAAAACGATCTAACTACTACGCTACAAGAATATGTAACAGAAGTATTACCAGATGTTTTTACCATGCCATTATTTACTCAAGAATTTTGTGAAATGATGTTAGATGAAATAAAACACATGGAACATTATCTTGGTTTTGAACCTAACTCTAACGAAGATTTTTTACGTCAAATACCAGAAATTACTCTTCACGATAACTGCCCACCTCTATTTGAAAATTTATGGTCGGTAGTCCTAAACTACCTCAACCCTGCATTTATGGCGTTATGGCAGAGATACTCCGTGCGTCCTGGGAGTATACAGTTGGCTAACTATAATATAGCCGACAAGCAACAGGGGGCTTGGCATCATGATACGTCTGCAGATATTAGTGTTGTGGTGCCCCTGAATACTAGTGGGTATAAAGGCGGAGGAACTGAGTTTCACCGTAAAGGAATTGTAGACCCCCTACCCAGCGGTACAGCTTTAATGTTTCCTAGTTTTAGCCACATGCATCGTGGTCTACCTGTTGAAGAAGGAGATAGATACTTGCTTGTGTTTTGGTTAATGGGTAATTTTGATTAAAAATATTCCCTTGTCATCCAAAAGCTATGTGTGCCAGATGGCGTAATCGAGGTGAATGTGTGTGACGCTCGACAAGGTCATAAGTGTTTTTTATTTTTTTATGTACACTTATGTAATATGTATATAATGGGCTAATTCACCACTGGCACAACTTTTTGAGTATGCTTTACAATATTTACGATGTTAGGCTTAATACTACTAGGTTATAAACTACCTACAAAGCAGGCGTTTGATCAGTCAAATAAGGGTAGGCTTAGATACAAGTTAAAATACGTTGCGTGGCGAGACTTGATGGTTTATAGCTTAGATGGTGTTTTTTAGCAGACTAGTCAAAGCTGAGGAT